ATTTCCCTCAGATCATGTATAGTCAAATTCTCTTGAAATTCTGTTTCAGAAACCATGTTAAATTTAGGTTGACCATTTAATTCCATAATCTCTTCACAGAGCTGAACCATACCAGCACTTGCTGGAACATTGGCAAAAACAGCATAACTTTCTTCAGATAAATTTTGCTCCATAAAATTGTCAACACGATCTAAACGTTGCTCTGCATATTCACCTAAAATTTCTGATTCAACATTCCAGTCTGGACCACGATTAGAGTCAACAAAAGCATACTCATTCATTAATGTTGTAAATTCTTCTTGGCTCAATCCATATTCATGAGCTTTATCACGAAACCAGCCAACCATAGGGCTATTTTCATCAACTGTAAGCTCCATACCTTCAGGAGACTCAATCTTTATTTCATAATCGCCCGGGCTAATAGGAGCAGCACTCATCGCTTCTTGGTTAAGTTCACTAACTATTTCTGTTTTTAAGTCATCTTTTCTTTGATAAAACTTACGCTCAAGCTCTCCATAGCTAACAGCAAGTTCCTCTGGTCTTTCAAACTTTGCAGGAAGCCAATCTGGTCTATCAGGGCTTTGCTCCTGAGGTTGCTCCTGCATCTCTTGTGCCTGAACCTCTACTGGTGCTTCGGTTTCAACGCTTTCCTGTAACGCTTCATTCATATTAACAATCCCACTTTCTTAATGCTTTGTTGATACGGCTATTAGGGTCATTAGCCGTCTTTTTACTTGTAAGCTTTTTCTTCATACCCATCATACGCTTACAAAATGATTTACGTCTTGCTGCTGCTTTTGGAGACTTCTTAGCCTGTTTTGCAGACACAGGACGTTTAATATTCTTGCCCTGCCTACGCAAAGATCGTCTTCCAGCTTCGTTAAGACCGCCAGACTTGCTTTTACCTTCTTTTCTTTGCCATGCAGGAGTTTTTGCCATTACTTACCTACTTTCTTCATAGCAGATTTATGAGCTTCGCCAAATGTAGCTCCACGACCCATCATCTTTGTCATATGTTTCATATGAGCAGCCGTATGATGTTCTTTGTGTCTTTTCATCGTTTCTTTTTGGCGTTTAGTAAGTGGTTTAGCTTTCATCATGTCCTCGCATAAGTTGGTTTTTTACCACCACCACTCGGGTTAGTAGATCTTTTGCGTTTCACAGCCGATCGCTTCTGTGCCGAACTCATAGTCCTCGCTTTAGATTGAGGAACACATTTTGGGTATTTCCTACCATCACCCATCTTTCTGCCGCAAGGAGGGTGTTTACCATCTTTCTTGGTTGATATATCTACCCATTTCTCGTTAAACCATTTTTTGAGACTCACGAGTATTTACCACCCATCTTTTTATACTGCTGAACCAACTGGCCGCTTGCATATGCGCTAGGCCATTTCTTTACTCTTGCTTTTACTATTGCTTTAGCTCTTGCATAAAGTTTTGGATTTGAAGGTTTAGCCATCGCCTTGCTTTCTTCCTGTTTCACATCGCTTTTTAATAATTGCAACTAACCATCTTGCGCCTTCGGCATGAGCTAGAAACTCTATTCCAGACCCCGCAGGATAGACGTTATTCGTTGTAATAGATTCGAGATACTGAAGGAAATCTTTTCCAATACCTGAACCAAAAAGCGCAAAGGCTTTACTATTAAGATCTTTATCAACTTCTTTGGAATATCCACGACCATCTGGCGAAACATTTATTTTCTCCTTCACTGCATCCCTCCACCCTGTTGAGCAGACATTAACTGCTGTATCAACTGGGCGTTTTGCTGAACTTGTTGTGAATCCGCTAACAACTCCTCTTTAATGCCAAACTTGGAAGCCAAAAACTTTATTACTTCTTCCTGATTATATAGTGCTGCTGTTATCTCAGGACCGAATGTACCAGCAACAGTTTGTTGAAATCTTACAAAATCAGAAACATCCTGTTGATCTTGCGCTCTTAATAAGGGTGAAACAGGAACAATTCTTAGAGTTCTGCCATCGACCTTAGGCAACTTAACCAAACCCTGATCAGAATATATCTTTATAATTCTTTCAACAAGCGGAGTTAAAAACTCTTTTTGCATGCGACCAGCAACAGCACCCATATCCCTAGCTACATCAGCTAACCTTTCAGAAACTTCAGTAGCAGAAAGAGGCGTCCTAGCATTGGGTCTTGTATCTAGCTCATCTATAAATAAAGCTTTCCTAACGTTACGTCGCATATCATCAAGAACAAGCTGCGCTACATCAAAGCGTCCAGCATTTTGCAAGGTATCTATTCTTGAGCCGGGGCTTCTTGGTATGAAAGTTCCGGGCTGTATAGTAACGTTGTCAGGATTAAAGACACCATCATCATCATACACATAAGAACCAGATATAGCCATTTCAGCATTTTCGAGAATGAGCTGAACTGTAAGATTCAAAGTCTTGATTGCTGGCATTGCTTGCAAAACAGGACCACGACCCCAAACTTCAAACCCAGACTTAGACCATCGTGTAGTGATCCAAGGAACAGATCCACGACCTTTCATCTCATACTTTTCAAGTATAATGTTATCTGTTTCTGAAATTAGATAGTAATTATAAACATCTTCAAATTTCTTTGACGTATCTAAACAAGTAGCTTCAATGATTTTGGTTTTCCTAGATGGGTTTCTTTTCATCTGGGTAATCATTTCGGCTGACAGTTTAGCTTTAGGGTATTTTTGTCTTATCTCCTGAAGCTCAATATCATAATTCCATCTAAACCAACCCGATATTGAATCTAACGATCCTGGCAATATAGCAAGATTAGTAGGAGAAACTGAAGTAAAGTGTAGATCACCGTTAAATCTACCTTCTTCTACAATAAGATTCATAGTCCCCAGACCTAAGTCTTGGAAACCTTCATGAAGCTCTGCATTAAAATTAGAATTACGAAGACCCTCGTGGAGAAGATCAGTAATAGTATCCAACTCAGCCATAATCTTTTTATCGCTGCGCATCTCTTTTGGAAACTCAGGACCGGGCATAAGACGAAAAGCTCTTCCGTTGGGTGGGAAGAAACCTAACTGAAGCCTAGATGCAAACTTTGGCAAACCTACAACGGCTGTTTCATCATAGATATTTTCAGTTCTACGTTGAGCAGCAGACTCTTGATAAAAACTTTCACGATGGGGAATAACGTAATCATAACACTCTTCCCATATATCAGACCATGAGTTCCAACGCATCTTAGCTTTCTTGAATTTATCAAGAACCATTGATACTTCTTTTTTATCTCCACTTACGCCTACGGGAGATTCGGCACCATCATACATATCAATACCTTATAGATTTGTTTTTGCCCATTCTTCTAAAGCCACTAAAACCCTCGATGCCTTCATCTTGAAGAGATCTTTGACCAACAAGATTATTACGCCTGACACGATCAGCTTCTTTCTTTCTGGCTTCTTCCTCTTTCTTTTCTTTTTCTGCTTTGGCTCTTTCCTCTGCCTTCATTTTTTCCAATTCAGGATCGGGAGGAGGAGTACCACCACCAAAAAAACCCATAACTAATCTCCTTCTTTAGTGAATATGACCTCTCCACCAGAATTTATCAATTCACAATAGAGTTGATAAGGTGTCAAAATCCAAGGCTTACTAATCCCAACCATATGTTTTACAAAACTAACGCAATATAACCATCTAGGTAAGTAACTAAAAGAATGAAGGTGGTCTATAGAGACACAAGTACAATTTTCAACCAAATCATATATTAAATAGTTAGCATCTTCACCTCTATAGCAGTCAAAGTGAAATCTTTGGGTTGAATACTCAAATTTGAACCAAGAATCTAGGTCTACACTGTAATGAACAGCAAAAACATGACCAAAATCAGGTCTACGAGAAGTAAATAGTTTCCAAAGGCCAATATTTTTAGCTTTCTTAAAGCAAATTACCCAATTCATAGTCTTGCAAAACGTTTCTTTGGTTTATTCCGTTGTTTCAAACGATCAAAAGGATTTCCTACCCTAACAACGGTTGTAGGGGAAAATGTTGATCTACCACCGAGAATAACTCTCCTTCCTTCACCGCCGCCTAACATTGCATATTGTAAAGCATCATGTATATGAGAAAAACG